TTGCCCTCCTTTTGGGGTACAAGAAGTCACAGCCCATGAAATAGCAACAATGCTCAGGAATGCCAGTTACCACCCCCGTCCGGATGTGGAATTAGACGAGGACCATAAACAAGTAATCCCGTATTCCGTTTTTATTTTGGATGATAAAATTCTGGTGTATAACCGCACCAAAAAGACAACAGAAAAAAGATTGGTTGGAAAAGCATCCATTGGAATTGGTGGCCACATTAATCCCCAAGACGGTATATCTACTGAGTACTGTACAATTCTTAATGCCGCTATTCGGGAAAATATAGAGGAGGTTCGTTTTGGTCCGGATACTACCCGGGACCTTGTAAAAGTGTGGCTTATGAATACCAATGAAGTCCCCACTTGTAAAGTACATATAGCAATCGTTTTTATTTGGAGGCTTTGTGGGGAGGAACACAACACGCAAACTATTTGTTCTCACTTAGAAAATTTACGGTGGATGACATTGTTGGATTTGGTGGACCATCTGGGGGAATTTGAAGTTTGGTCCCGAGTATTAATTGAGCGGATGACCAAACTTCAAAAAGGCCTCGCTAATCTAACTTAAAAGGACACTATGTACGCCGCTACACAACAAGCTTACCAATTAATGCATGAAGGGGTATTAGCCCTTGCTGAAGTAGAGCACAACGGTATCCGTATAGATACGGAATACCTTAAAACCACTATTGAAAAAACCCGGGAACAGGTTAAAGAAAAAACAATAGAACTCCGCAAAGACCCACTCTTCAAAGAATGGCACAAACGATTCGGGGAAAAGACCAAACTCGGGTCCCGGCCACAACTGGGGAAAATCCTTTTTGAAGCATTAAAAATTCCTACGGACCAATATACAGATTCCGGCAGGTACAAAACAGATGCTCAAGCCTTAGAATTTGTAGACGTTCCATTTGTAAAAAAGTATTTGGAAATTGAACGCCTTAAAAAAGTACTTAGCACCTATTTGTCAAACATATTGCGTGAAGTGTGTGATGGGTTTCTACACCCATCTTTTAACCTGCATTTGGTGGAAACGTTTCGTAGTTCCTGTGACAGACCCAATTTCCAAAATATACCTATGCGAATCCCGGAAATTGCCGAACTTGTGCGCCGGGCGTTTATTCCAAGAGGGGATGATTTTGTTATTGGGGAAACAGATTACAGTGGGGCAGAAATTAGAGCGTCTGCCTGCTATCACCACGACCCCAAAATGATAGCATATATTAAAGATAAAAGTTTGGATATGCATCGGGATATGGCCATGCAATTATACCAGCTCCCAAAAGAAGAAATAACAAAATATATCCGCCATTGTGGAAAAAATATGTTTGTCTTTCCACAATTTTACGGGGACTTTTATGTATCTTGTGCCCGGGCATTATGGGATGCCATACAACAAATGAACCTTGTTACAACGTCTGGAATCCCGTTAAAAAAACACTTGCGGCAAAAAGGCATTCGGGAACTGGGGGATTGTGACCCGTCCATAGACCCACGCCCCCACACATTTGAATCCCATGTAAAAGAAGTAGAAAAAGACTTTTGGAATAACCGATTCAAAGTTTATAACAGTTGGAAAAAAGATTGGTGTGATGCTTACTTAAAACAAGGCTACATTGAAACTCTAACCGGTTTTTATATTGCCGGGGATTACAGACGCAATCAAATTATAAATACTCCTATACAAGGTTCCGCTTTTCATTGGCTATTATGGTCTTTGATAAGAATTAATAAATTACTTAAAAAATATAATATGAAAACGAAACTCATTGGGCAAATCCATGACAGTATTATAGCCGATATCCATCGTTCGGAAATTGGTGCGTACATGGATATTACGCATCAAGTGATGACCGTAGATATTCGTAAACATTGGGATTGGATTTGCGTCCCTTTAGAAACAGAAACAGAAATTTGTCCTTTGGGTAAGTCATGGTTTGACAAAAAACAAGTGGAAATAATAAATGGGGCGTTTACTATGTCCTGCCCCACTTGCAAAGAAAAAAGAAAATACAGTACAGAGGAAACCTTATTGGCAGGTATGAACAAGAAAAAATGTAAACGATGCGCCTAAAAAGGAATTTGCTATTATGAAAACGGAATTATATCAAAAATACAGACCCAAAACATTTGAAGAAGTTGTGGGACAAAATGCCGTAGTTCGGTCCTTTTCTAAATATGTGGAAAAAAGTAAAGTCCCTCATGCCGTTCTTTTTACAGGTCCCAGCGGTTGCGGAAAAACCACCCTTGCCCGAATACTTTGCCGGCAACTACAATGTCGTCCCGTGGATGTTAAAGAATTGAACAGTTCTAATTTCCGTGGCATTGATACAGTACGAAGTATCAATCAACAACTAACTTTGTCCCCACTAAGAAGTCCTTGTAAGGTGTGGATTATTGATGAATGCCACAAACTAACAAATGATGCTCAAAATGCCATATTAAAAATGCTGGAGGATTGCCCGGACCATGTTTATTTCTTTCTAACTACAACGGACCCCCACAAACTTCTTCGGGCAATTCGTACAAGGTGTGATGAAGCCAAAGTGGACCCCCTAACCGATGATGACATCAAACAATTACTGCTTCGGGTTTTGAAACAGGAAGAACGAACACAAGTAATATCAAAAAATGTCATTGCCTCTATTGTGGATAAATGTGAAGGTTCTGCCCGGCAAGCACTGGTGATGCTCCATTCCGTCATTGAACTGGATGACGAAGAAACAATGCTCAAACGCATAACAAACGCCAGTGCCGAAGTACAGGGCATCAACTTAGCCCGCCTCCTTTTTAGTCCACGCCCACAATGGCCAGAAGTTGCCCGCTTACTCAAAGACGAATCCCTTATCAAAGAAGAAGCTGAAGGAATACGCCGCATCATTTTAGGATACGCCAAATCTATTTTATTAAGCGGTGGAAAGATGGCACCCAGAGCCGTAGCGATAGTCAGTTGTTTCCGGGACCATTATTATGATTGTGGATTTGCTGGTTTGGTGGCGGACTGCTATGATATTGTTCACAGTAAATAACAAATCATAGTGATTATAAATTATATAATTTAAAGGTGTTCCCATGATAGGCGACGACATAAAAACCATTGATAAGTATCGTTTGGACGACGAGTGGATTAAACAGCCAGACTTGTACTGGAAGTTTTCTAAACTGTTGGCCAAACATAGAAAAGAATTGGCTGAAAAAGAAAACGAAGCCAAACTTATCCGTGCTCAACTGTTTAGACGGATTCGGGAAAATCCACAGGATTATTTTGTAGTTGGAAAAGCCACAAATGATGCCATTGAAAACATGATTATTGAGCAGCCTAAATATCAAAAGGCCCAACGGGAAATAATCATGGCTCAATATAAAGTAGATTTGCTTTTTGGAATTGAAAAGAAACTGACCCAACGAAAAGAAGCAATACAGGACTTGATTAAATTACAAGGGCGGGATTATTTTTCACAGCCCTCCATAGAAGTAAACAACAGTGAAGAAATGGAACGGATTCGGGACAAAGCCATAACCGGAAAAACACAAAAGAGAGGTAAGGCGGAATGACCTCCATACTTATTATAGCCCTTTTATTTTTGAGTGTGTACCTTGTATTCCCTCAGTATCTGGCTGTGAGTATAATGGTATTTGTGGTTGCCCCCTTTATGAGTTACATTATTTCTTTTTGTGTGACTTTAGGACATGACCGGGCAAAAAAATATGCTTCCATGGAAGAAACAAAGGAACAATAATCCTTTGACAATTAAAAACCCTTATTTTTTAGGAGTAACAAGATGGCAACAAACCGTGAAAAACGTGAGGAGCGCCGAATGAGCATGGGCGAGCGGACAAGAAAAGCCGCTGAAGCCAGCCAGTTCAACGCCACAACCTTTAATCTGCCTAAAGGCGTGGAAATGTTTGAACCCAAAATCGGTCAAAAGTATGTGGTTGATATTATTCCTTTTGTGGCAGGGAAAGGAAATCCCCGGAGTGAAGCCGGTGAACTTTGGTGGGAACGTAGCTTTTGGATTCACAAAGGTATTGGACCACAAAAATTGTGGGCCGTATGTCCCGCCAGAACTGCCGGCCAGAAATGCCCCATTTGTGAATACGCCGAAAAGCTCAAGGCCAGCGCCAGCGCCGATAAGAAACTGCTGGATTCCCTGAAGCCCAAGAAACGACAGCTTTTCAATGTCGTGGCAAACGGGGAAAAGAAAATTCGTCTTTGGGAAATGTCATACCATTTGTTCGGTAAGAAACTGGACGACGACATTTTGAACAGTGACCCGGAAGATGAAATTCAAAATTTTGCGGAATTGGACGGCGGTTCGTCCCTCAAAATCCATGTAACAGAGGGTTCAACGGACACATCCAAATTCCCTGAAGTTTCCTCCATCCTCTACCGGCGCCGACCCAAAGCCCTGCCGGAATTTCTGGCGGAAAAAGCCACGGTTTTGGACGACATTCTTATTATCCCGGATTATAAGAAGTTGAAGAAACTGTTCTTTGAAGCCATTGATGAGGACAGTGACGGTGATGATGACGGCGGTTTTGAATCCGTGGACAAAGACGACAAGCCAGCCAAATCGTCCAAAGCCAAAAAGGACGATGACGGGGATGACTGGGATGAACCCGAAGACAAACCAGCAAAAAAGAAATTCAAACCCGTTGAAGAGGAACCGGCAGATGACGAACCGGCAGACAAGCCGGTAAAGAAAAAAGCCAAACCAGCGGCGGATGACGAGGACGATGCCCCGGAAGATAAGTCGGCAAAGAAAAAGGCAAAGCCCGCAGATGACGACGACTGGGATGACGAGCCGGCAGATAAAGAAGACAAGCCGGTCAAAAAGAAATCCAAACCGGCAGATGATGACGGCTGGGATGACTAAAAACTAATTTCGGCAAAGGATAAAAATAAAGGTCCCCAGTGGTTAGCCGAACCCTTTTCAAACTGGGGACCTTTTAATCTATATGGATATAAAAGAAATGGAAGAAACACTGGCACCGCAAAAGAAAAAAGTACGCGCTACATGGGGGACTCACAACACATTAGGCACAGGTTCCACAATGCTCAACTTAGCATGTACTGGAAAGCCGCAATGTGGTTTCCCTGTAGGTAAATTCATATTTCTTGTGGGGGATTCTGCAAGTGGAAAAACCTTTTTAGCGCTTACCTGTCTTGCCGAGGCGGCCATCAACCAATCTTTTGAAGACTATAGATTTATATATGACAACGTTGAAGACGGGGCATTGATGGATTTTGCCAGATACTTTGGTAAAAAGGTTGCCCGTAAAGTAGAAGCGCCCGGACAGGACGACAACGGACCAGTCCATTCCTCCACCATAGAAGAATTCTATTTCCATGTTGATGACGCCTTAAAAGATACCCGACCATTTATATATATTTTAGACAGCATGGACGCCCTAACTTCTAAAGATGAGGGGGAAAAGTTTGATGAAACAAAAGAAGCCATGCGCAAAGGAAAAAGCGTGTCCGGTTCATACGGGGATGGAAAAGCCAAAAAGAACTCGGCCAATTTACGTCGCCTCCTAACACCGCTACAAGAATCCAAATCTATCCTTATCGTTATTTCCCAAACCCGGGACAATTTGGGATTCGGGTTTGAAAAAAAAACGCGGTCCGGTGGACATGCCCTGCGGTTTTATGCTTGTTTGGAAATATGGTCCTCCATCCTTGAAAAAATCAAACGTACTGTAAAAGGCAAACCCCGTACGATTGGAATCACGTGTGGTTTGCAGGTAAAGAAAAACAGAGTCACCGGACAAGAACGTAAAGTACAAGTCCCCATTTATTATTCCCACGGATTTGATGATGTGGGTTCCTGTGTCAATTACCTGCTGGAAGAAAAACACTGGGTCCAAAAGGGACAACGTATCAAAGCCCAAGAG